AAAGTCAAAACCAGAAAGTCGTAATGCTATTAGACCAATGCCTATTGAAGGTGTTATTTGTAGATCGGAGCCTTTAATGATTTCTAACTTAGATAATAGACCAGTAATGTGGAAATTAAAATGCAAAGAATTTTAAAATAAAAACCCTACCGTCACCAGTAGGGAATTATTATGCGTATTAAAGGGCTTTAATACTTTAATATTTTAATAAATACTTGATATTGAAGCAACACAATTCTAGAATAAGGGAAAATATAAATTAGGAGATGAGATATGTCATTATTCCCCATGCTAGGCGATGTTTACCTTAATGAGCGAGATAGAGGCATCATTGCTCGTATGGAAGCTTTCTACTCCGAATCAATAACAATTAACCAGTCCTTCTGGGGTGAGGCAGATACTGACACGAGATTCTATTGTAATGACCAAACTCTTTGGCAAAATCTATATGGCAATCTCCCAGCTAATCGTAGAAGAAACCTGGCATTTAACAGAATAATGCGGGTTGTTAATATGATTGATGGTCATCAAAGACGCAATCGTAAATCTATTATAATGACTCCTAAGGAAAATGGGGACAATGAGACAGCTGACCAATTCACCAAGATAATAATGACCCTGTGTCAGCAAGAAGGAATCTTAGAGACGATATCAGATTCTTTCCATGGTGGTCTGGTTACAGGAATGAATCTATTGCATATCTGGTTAGATTATAGAAATGATCCAATATCAGGCGATATCAGAGTAAACAATTGTTCTTATAATTCTTTTCTTATCGATCCTTATTTTAGGAAGGCGGATCTATCTGATTGTAATGGGATCTGGAAACGCAGTTATTTAACTAAACGTGAGGCTATATCTTTAATGCCTCAGTTCACTGACGAAATTCTAGGATTACCAGGCAACCAGTACGGTAACAAGGATGGCAAGTTTCAGTTTATGCCTGAATCTTATCAATATGGATATAAAAATTTATTAGCATACGATGAATTTTACTATAGGGATTTTAGGACACAAAAGTTATTAGCTGATGCTAAAACAGGCGAAGTTATGGAATGGAAAGGTCAGGATGAAGATGCACTTAAGATGTTCCTACAGCTACACCCTTCTGTAACGATCTTAGAAACAGAAATTCCAACAGTTAACCTAGCAATAGTGATTCAAGGAAAGGTATTTTATAATGATCGCTTACCTACTGGCTGTGATAACTATCCTTTTATACCTGTATTTGCTTACTATAACCCTCAAATACCTTATTTTGAAAATCGTATCCAGGGTGTGGTCAGAGGACTCAGGGACAGTCAGTTTCTCTATAATCGTAGGAAAATCATTGAGCTCGATATCCTCGAGTCTCAAATCAATTCGGGATTTATTTACAAGGAAAATGCGCTCGTTAATCCGAAAGATGTCTTCCTCTCAGGTCAGGGAAGGGGACTGGCTCTAAAAGAAGAAGCCCAAATGACAGATGTGGTACAAATACAATCGCCACAAATACCTGCTACAACTATTGAATTATCTAAAATGTTAGGTGAGGAAATAAACCAGATTGCTGGTGTGTCTGAAGAATTATTAGGATTCGACAATAAGGATACTCTTTCAGGTTTCCATTCAATGTTAAAACAATCAGCCTCAACAACAACATTACAAATATTATTTGACCACCTTGACCGTTCTATAAAACTATTGGGTGATAGAATGGCTGAAATAATACAGATTAACTATACTCCTGGAAAAATTAAAAAGATTTTAGAAGGACAGGAACCGCAACCATTATTCTATAACAAAGCTTTTGGTAAATATCACGCCGCTGTTGAAGAAGGTCTTAATACTACCACACAAAAACAAATGCAAATGGCTCAAATGCTTATGCTTAGAGAAGCTGGAGTTCCAATATCTAACCAAGATCTACTTGAAGCTTCAACACTTCAAAATAAGAAGATGGTTATTGATAATATGATGAAAGAGCAACAGGCTGCTCAACAACAACAGCAACAACAGGCTCAAGCTCAAATGCAAGAGATGGAAGCTAGGACTAATTTGGCACATGCAAGAGCCGATGCTGATAGAGGATTGGCCGTTGAAAGAACATCACGTGTTGAAGAGAACCGTGCGTTAGCTATATCTAAGTTGCATGAAGCAAATAAGTTTGATGAACAAGCTCTACTTGAAAAAGTTAAGATTATTAAAGAGATTGGTCACATGGATATAGATGAGATTGCTAAGCTAATTAATATGGCTAACTCATTAAAGGCACAGGAAAATGTACAAGCTACTCAAGGAGTTAGATAAATTGAATATAAACCAGCAGAATGGTTCTGCTGCGTAGATAGAGATTGAAATCTTGCTATCAACTTTCAGTTGCCGACAAAATGGAAGTGACTGAGTACGTGACAAAACGTCCCGCACTGAAAGTGTGAAGAAACGTCACGGGTTGAAAAGCAGTTTCTACATAGGAGTACCGTAATGGCAAAAAGATATATGCATTCAATGAAAAGATCTGGTAAATCACAACCAGGTCCTGAATATGCAATGAATGATGGTTTTAAGGATCGTAGTTCTTTAGATATGGAAGATTATGTTTCTGGTTTAAGAGCTAGAGATAGAATGGAAGCTCAAAAAGATGGCATGATCAGAGAAGATCATAGAGCTATCGCTAACCTTCCACAAGAAGTTATGATCAAGCCTTATGAACAAGTTGGACCATACCTTCCTGAAGGAATTGATGATACAATCCGTGGTGCAGATATGCAAATGGATGACAATGATGAGCAAAGATCTCGTTATTTCTCACCAAAGAAGTAATCATGGCAGCAGCACCAAGGCCCAATAATAGGGCCACCAGAATTTTATATTCTGTTTTAGGAAGACCGCCTAACTTAGTTAAGTTAACTAAAAGGCAAAAAATGATTAACGATCGATTAAAGGTTGAAGAATCTAGTCGATTGAAATAAGGTCTAACATAAGGCGGTAGGTTTGGCCCCTCCTTTTTGCCTACCGCCTTTATAAAGGAAGAGTATGAAAAGAATAAAAAAAACAGTTGAAGGTCATGAATCTGAGGCTGAAAAGAATTATCTTGTACAGAAAGGTCTCGAAGAAGATAATTTCTATGGAAATATAGATCCTAGAAGACGCCAAGAGATGCATGATGCCTATATGGTTCGTGAGGATCAAAATGCTATGGCCAATTTGCCTAGACAGGCGATTCATCATGAATTTAATCCAGATAAATTTAAATATAATAGTGTGTCAGCAGGATCTCCTGATTGGTCCCATAATGAAATTGGTTTTATAAGAAAAGCTCAACGTGGCTTTATTGAGGAGTAGAAATGAAAAAATGTCCAAAATGTGGCAAAATGCATTCAGGTAAATGTAAATATTAAAGGAAAGTAAATTAATGAGATTTGAGGTAGCACAAAGCTTTTTCGATAAGATCTATACGTTCTCTAAAGAGTCCTATAGCTCTATTGCACAAATGACAAAGCAATCCTCTAATTTTATTAGTTTTATGACAATGATCTACAGAAAGAACATTATGTTTTTTTCCATCTGGATTAGGCTTTTGATTGCATATCAAACATTTATTGTTTTGTTCTTTGACCATTTGTTCATACTCTTCAAGATAAATGCCGTATCTTCTATAAAGAGAGTTAGATTTTTGATATCTAGCAAAACGTTGTTTATGCAAAGGATCTTGTCTAATTTTCTGGTTTCTAATGTAATGACATTTTTTGCATACATTAAAATGGCCATCTTTATTAAGATTTTTATGAAATTCGGAATTTATTTTAAGAATGTTACAAAGTTTACAGGTTTTGAATTCATTGTTCATAATACAGGAATATAACATGAAAAAGAAAATGTCTCAAGGTAAAAAGAAGATTAAGAAAGTAATGGAAGAATTTAAAGAAGGTAAATTGCATTCAGGTTCCAAAAAAGGACCTATTGTAAAGAATCCTAAACAGGGAATTGCAATAGCAATTTCTGAAGCTCGTAAAAAAGGAATGAAAGTTCCTAAGAAAAAGAAATAATTACTGATTCTATTATTGCTATGTGGGTAGTGCTCTCACACACTACCCTTTAAATTAGGAAGCTATGGAATTTACAGATTACTTATTATTAGCCCTTATGGGCCTTTTAATAATATTAATTTATAAGACTTGGTGAATATGACTAAGAAAACATTAGGAAGTATAGTTACCGATCTTAATAAGCACCAAACCCCTGAAATGGT